ATGAAGATCTGTACGATATGCGCCGGTGAATTCGACGGCACCGAAGCACCCTCGATGTATGCCGAGGCGGGTGAATGGCTGGCGGGCGAAGTCTGGCAGGATGCCGGGCAGCTATGCCCGCGCTGTCTTGAGAACCGGGCCAAACTGGCCATGATGTACTGTCACGAATATAATAGTTAGCAACTAGCTGTAATTGCTGTATAATATTATCTTTGTGTGGTGGCTAGGTAACTTATAGGAAACTGCAAATAGAAAAAGGACTCTGCTTTAATCAGCGAAGTCCTTTGAAAAGAAACCATACCTATTTATTATCTCCCAAACAGAGCGGGTACAGCTGGTTTATACCATTTCAAAGATAGGTGGTCAAGAAAGTATCGGCCAAGAGTTATTGACCAAAAACCGCCCCGGTGATCTGAGGCGGTTTTACTTTGTCAGAACTGATTAAGCGTTACAACTTGTCAGTACGTGGTGACCCCGCATTTGTCAGGCGTTATTTCCCAGCTATGAATTCCGTAATCTATCTGGGCGTCATAGTATTTGATGCTAACAACATTGGTTGTTCGGTTCAGCGTGAGTTGCCACGAGCCGACGCCAAGATTATAGGCCAAGTCGTAAATGAATGTCACAGGGCCAGTTGCCCAGTCAGTATGGGTAGGTACATAGAACCCAGCTCCACTGGCTTGATTATCATGATACTTGATCGATCCCGAAACAAGAACGAAGCCAGACGAGAATATCGCAGCGTCATAGTTGAAGTGGAAGATATATGAAGTCAGCGGTTGCTGGATGTCACCTGCACAATGGATTGATTTGGTCATTTCCAATGACGAAGCTGATACTCCAGCAGGGCCAGTCGCACCTGTCGCACCTGTCGCTCCTGTGGCTCCTGTAGGGCCGGTGAGTCCAGCGGCACCCGTGGCCCCGGTTGATCCTGTAGCACCAGTAAGACCTGTTGCACCCGTAGCACCGTCAAGGCCAGCTATGCCTTGCGAACCTGTGGCACCTTGAATCCCTTGTGCGCCTGTAGCGCCTGTGGAACCGGTAAGGCCATTGCTTCCATTAGACCCAGCAGAACCCGTTGCGCCTGTTGCGCCTGTTGCGCCTGTTGCTCCTGTCAATCCGATAAGACCCTGAGCGCCAGTTGCACCAGTGGGGCCGGTCGCTCCGGTTATCCCTTGTGATCCGTTAAGACCTGCAACGCCTTGAGTGCCCTGAGAACCGGTAGCACCTGTTGCCCCTACTGAACCAGTCGCGCCGGTTGTACCAGGTGCTCCAGTCAAGCCGGTAGCCCCTGTAGCACCCTGGGGGCCGATTGCACCAGTAACTCCAGCAGCGCCGGTGGTTCCCGTTGTACCGGTCGCGCCCTCTGCGCCGTTGCACACTTTCTGTGATGATGTGACCTCGGAAGCATCGAGCGTACCGTTGCCGTTCTTATCAATGCCGGTTTGAACCAATATTCCGCCTGTCGGACAATCGGTGTCTCCAGCGGCCAATGGTGTACTTTTGGCAGCAGATGAATTTAACGCTCCAAGCGCTGTACCATCTGGAACGCCCGCTGTCTTGCCTCCTCCACTTCCACAACCTGATAGCGCCAGCAGCATAAATCCTAAAATGATTCTCTTCATAAATCCTCCATAAATTTGATGATATGAAAATGAAATGCTTCGCTTACCTACCGCCGATATTGAGTAAAATACTTTTGTCTTCAGGGCACCTTTCTTGTGTGAGATATGGCGGAAACAACAAAACGCCTTGCAGGTAAACTGGAAACTTCACTAATGCGAGTTCCAGCCGTCTTACAAGGCGTCGCCATAGACAAAAAAAGACCGCCCACTTTTGGACGGCCCTTCATTCTTTCAAACACGGTAGCATCTCAGTCAATCACGATCAATAAAAAGTATTGCTCAATCAATATCAATCATGTATAAATGGTGTACGTTCATACGCCAAATGGAAATCAGGCAAAAACAGGGGGATTTGACATGGAAACGACTACCGCAAAATATGCTCACTACCTGAGAGTGTCCACCGACAAACAGGGAATTGACGGTTATGGTATCGATGCTCAGCGGTTGGCAATTTCCAAGTATGTACCTGGAGCAGAATTCATTGAGGTAGAATCCGGAAAGCGGAAAGATCGCCCGGAACTTCTGAAGGCGTTGGCGTACTGCAAAAAGAACTCTGCCGTCCTGATTGTGGCAAAGCTCGACCGGCTTGCCCGTAACGTGGCATTCGTATCAATGTTGATGGAAAGCAAGGTAGAGTTTATTTGTGCAGACATGCCAGCCGCTACCCCGTTGACGATTCACATAATGGCGGCAATGGCTGAACATGAAGCGTCTATGATCTCGGTTCGCACCAAAGCAGGTTTGGCCGCTGCCAAGGTTCGTGGCGTGAAGCTGGGAAAGTCTATGGACACAACCAAGGCCACCAAAGGGCATGACACACAGTCAGATATTGCCAACAGGAACGCCGTGAAGGTACGGGCAACCATTGACGGCCTTGTCGCTGCGGGTCTGAGCCTCAGAAAGATTGCGGCACAGTTGAACACAATGGGAGTAACGACCCCCCGCAAAGCACAATGGACGGCTCAGGCTGTCAAGAACGCTTTGGCGAGGGGGTAAGTCTTCAGTAATCTATTTCATTCCTCTTTGAACGATTCAACATGCTTTAAACTCATAGCAGATCACCGAACGCCTGCATTGGAAGGCAATAGAGCTTTGCGTACACTCCCGGCGCGACTCCTACCTGCTCACTGCGAACAACGTACATGGAAACGTCTCTCAGGTTCGTATCGTCAACGTATTCTGCCCACTGGATAACGGACTGCTCCGGCACATCAATAATCGACAACAGCAATACAACCGGATCAGGTTCAACGCCGTCAGTACGATTACCGTCATCCGACATTGGGAAAGGCTTGAACTCAGGCACAATAATGGCCTTACATGGAAAAGGATCATCGTATTCAAGAGTTCTTTCGCTTGAATCCAACGCGCCCACTACATCAAGCCCCGGCGCTACCGTTTCGGGATGCGAGAGGTCAGCTTTGTAATAGAGGACTTCAAATGCGTCTGGGTGATCGTCAAACATGGTTGCTGCATTAACCGCAATGGCGGCGTGTACGTTACGGTAGTTTCTTGGAGCGGTCATAGTAAACCTTCCTCTTTAGCAATGTCTTTCAGTTCTTTGGAGGTCATCCCGGTATTTTCAACCATGGCTTTCAATCCTGAATCATTGAGCATGTTCAACTGCTTTAACAGTTTGAGGCTGTTTACATACCCGTCTCTTTTCGCCTGCTCCACTTTGTTTCCTAATTCGCGCTTCTCTGCGACAACCTTCTTGAACTCAACTTCAAGAGCCTTCTTTTCCGCCAATTCCTTTTTCATTTTCGCCTCATTCTTTTTATTCATCTTGTTAAGAGCGGCCTTTGATTGAGGTTGCGCCTGTTTTTGGTTGAAGGCTTTCACGGCATCTACGAACCGCTTGTACTTGGCAAGAGTAGTGCCGGGCAATGATCCGGCCTGTTCCATCTCTTTCAATTCTTTGGCTGTCAGGTGTTCTTCTACGCCGGTCTTCTCGAAATCCTTATCAACCGCCATAGCCTGCATGGACTTGGCAACCCTGCTTTGAATGATGGATGATTGCACTGTCATGAGAGCCTTTAGGATGTGTTTACAACAGATACCCTTCAGGCGCTTGTTCCTGATCTTCGGGAATACGGTTTCACCTGGAGCAATGTCAAAGTTGCCGATTGTGGCAAGATACTGATACCAGTAGATGTAACGCCCGCAGTTGCAGTCAAAGGAAACATACCCCATAGTTGCCCGCTGCGCCGCCGTCATGTAATCCTTGCCCTTGGCTTTGGCTATCTCGCTTTTCCAATCTTCCAGGCGCACACGCACTTTGTAATACGAAGGGGCATTCGGGGTGTCTCCGCTGGCCGTTACTCTGAAGTCAAGAATGTTGTCGGTGAGTTTATAGAGGGTCGCGCTGGCTACGCGCTTGGCAAGTCGCTTATCTTCAATATCTGACTTAGCGATTGCCTGCGTGATCGGAATTCCGGTCTCGCGTGATTTGTATTTATCCTGAGCTTTCTCGGTAGCCTCAGCCATCTTATGAAGCGTCTTCAGATCATATTCAATCTTCTGACCGCTGAAGCCGTAATCCATCACCAGTTTCTTGCGACTGGTAAGCCCTTTCCTGTCTCCAAGGACATCGGGAGTAAGGAAGGCCCCACCCTGAGTCCTGCCCCTGAATGTACGCTCGTCGGCTTTACGTCGGTCTTCTAAAGTTGCCATGCGGCGGGCAAAGTCTTTTTCAAAAGCTTTAATATCGAATTTAGTTGGCATAGTGATAGAATATCCCTGTTATCTGGCTCTGTGAATCGTACAAGAAAGCACCTTGCGGCATAGAATCTAATCCGTGACCTGATCCAAGCTGTAGGTGTTTCTGGTCATTATTCTTATCAAATCTTCCATCCGCTTTAAGTTCCTAATGGCGAAACGGTCTCTTCTCTTCGCAAGTGTTACAAGCTTCTGAGCGGTGATTTCTGGAGAATGGTCTGGTCTTGGCTGTAACTGTGTCGCAACGAGACAATACAGTGTTGATAGTGCGCCCCTCAATTCCTGAATCTCTTTTTGTTGTGCTTCAACCTCCATTTTTAAATCAGTGAATATTTCTTCAGAGTTGCCGGTTTCGGTCTTCATCATATTTGTCCTCTCGAATTCATAAGAGTGATTTCATGCTGGCTTGATCTATCCTGAAAAACCTCATTCAACCTACGGCGTGGGTCTGAGTCTTCTTCCTCGACTGCCGTATTGCCCCACATTGCGTTCAGAAAACGCTCTGAAATTGGCTCATACATGGCGGCAACCACGCAAAGCAGGACACACCTGAAGCCACCGTGAAATGACTTCCAATCAACCGAGTATATTGAGCGACCCTTGTCATCCTGTTTCTTTTCAACCTTCTGGCCTTCGCCGCCTGTCCTGATCTGGTATTGCTGATAATCTTGGTGAATGATAAGGTTTTCCATGTCCTGAAGCGCGAAATACCAGTCAAGCGCGTCAAAGTAGTTTGACCGGTTCTCGTCATTCATATCTTCAAGTAGATATTGAGTCGCGTGACTGGCTACGAAATCAGTCCGTTCCTCGACAATGACGATCCAGCCCTTTGACTTGCACTCTTCGACCTCTTTTATCAAGCCGTCGCGCCACGAATTGAACATTCCGACAATGGGACTCATTGAGGCGATTACAAGGCGTTCGCCGTCATAAACCGCGTGGGCCTTGTACTTCTTTGACGATACCAGGGAAATAACCAATATTTTTACCGGTTCCATTACTCAACACCTCCAAAGGATTCATGCTGCTTTAAATCTTCCTTCAGCTGCTGGACTTCTTTACGGCGTTCTGGGACAAAGTAATCTCGCTGCGCCTGAGCTGCTGCTATCGCTTCCATGGCTCTCTTTTCGATCTGATCAGGAGTAGGGCAATTTTCTGGCATTTCCTCTTCTGTTACTGCTTTTGACATCTCAATCTTCAGGACTTCAGGGATAGGCTCCCCCATTATGGTGATCTTGTATGCCGCCTCTCGTGCTGACATATCGTTATCCAGTACAGCCTGAAGAAGTGGTGCAATGTATTTGGATGGTGCCGGGGTGCTATCGCTGAACATCTTCAGGTACTTTCCCAGAAGCTCAAGGTTTGCCCTTTTGTCAGGCAACTTGATCTTTGTCACGACGGCCATACAGTCCGAGTCGTCTCCGGTAATTTTATGAAGCGTCTCGATCCCGGCAATTACAGCCGCCTGATCCGGTTCAAGCTCAGATAGTGGCTTAAGCCTGTTGTCGTCATCGAAGAAATCACGCGGGTCATAAAACGCGAGTTTGGCTATTTCAGCAATCACACGCTCAATGGATATCCCGAGACGGCGGAAACGGTCTTGCATCAGCTCTTGGATGCGTCTTGAAATGTAATGTTTTGCAAGGCATTTTGAACCCTCATTCCTTGCTGTGCCATAGGATGTGTGTGGAAACGCTTTCCGATAAGCCCTTGTAGCGTTCAAAGCCGCGTCACACACATATTCACGACAGAAACGCTCTTCTCTTTCCGTGAGTTCGATTACCTCACGTTTTACAGAAACGGCCTTTTTTTTGACCGGCCCTTTGACCTTCTTTTTGACACTACTTTTGACAGGCAGTTTTGAAGTATCCACTCGGACATCATCAAGGGTTTGCGCGATTTTAACAGGTGGCTTTTTTGCCGTCTTTTTGACCGGTTTTTTTGTCACCTTTTTTTTAGGTGTTTTCGGGTTGGTTTCTGTTGCCATTTCATACGCTCCTTTTATATTTTTGCTTCTTCAGAAGTCACGGTTTCAAATCCTGTCGTAACTCATTAACACCAGCATCGTGTCATCGAATTCGGTTTTAATGTGCGGGAGACCCGCGCTGGCTACGACGTCAGGCTTTTTCACTGCCTGCTGTTCCTGCGATTTCGCCAGCCTTTCAAGCCCTGGTACTTCGACAGGGGGAGGCAATGGGACTTGCGCCACTTGTGGTTGAGGCAATGGAGAAAGTGTCTGTACGCCCTGGCTGCTTCGCTTCGCAAGGCGGACTGTTTCCGGTTGTGCTTGAACTGTTGCGCCGGTAGCGGTTCCTGTGACTGGTGTTTGGACTTTACCGGCTACAGTGGCGGTGGGGTCACTCAGGCTTACGGATTTGGCTAATTTTGGCGCGAACCCAGAGGCGAATCCGGTTGCGGCGTTTGTGAGTGAATCGAAGAACCCCGTCTTCTTCTTTGCAGGTTGGGCGGTTCCTGTGGCTGCTGCGGGTACCGGTGCCGATGGTAATGTCGCATTAAGAGGCTGAGTAGCGGTGGCAACCTGAACAGCCGTAGCCGGTACGCTGGCAGGAACAGCGGTAGAAGCTTCCGGTGTCACGGCCACAGGCAGAGCCGGTGTAGCATCTGCTGTCTTGACCGGATTACCTTCTGAAGGTGGCGCGGCGACTTCCGGGACTATCGCTGTGGTTGCTGGAACCGCTTTTGCGACGGTTACTGGAGAATCAGGGGCAGTGGGTGGCGGTTCAACTTTCTTTGTGACCACGCCCACGGCGGCGGCTGGTAGCACAGGAGTTGAGGCAACAGACGCGGCTTCTCTTTCGGCTCTTATTTCGCTGCTCTTTTTGGCTCTGCGCTCAGGTATTCCTACGGCGGCGGCTGGTTCTGCAACAGCGGGTTTTGCCTCTGCTACAGTCTTGTCATCCGGGGTTATACCTTCAACGGGCTTTGGTACTTGCTTCTTTGCCGCGACAACGGGAAGGGCGGCATTACTTTTTTTGATGGCTACACCTACAGCTGGAGCCGTTCCCTGCTGATCGGCCACAAACTTTGCCTGCATATCATTGAATTCTTTTGTGCCGGGTTTGGCTGTGTAGGCGGCGGGAGCGGTGGACACTGGCTTACCATCTGCCGTGACGGTTTGGCCTGTCAGCGACAATAAAGCTTGCCTCTCTTCGCCATCATGCCTTTTCGCAACGCCTTGCTGAACCGAGCCGCTTGAGTTTTTAAATCTTGTGCCAACGCTTGAAGCTTTGTAATCTTGCACGGCATTTACTATGTCTGCGGGGGTCATTGCTGCGGTGTTTTTACCCTTCAGTGCACTTTCCAGCACATTTGTGCCTTCTCCGTATTGCACTCCGGTTGACATTGCCATTTCTTGAATAGCTCTGTTGTTAGTATCCACTCCCATGCCCTGCAACTTCGCCAGTTGAGGAGTGGCGTACTTCTCTTTTGCAAAATTAGTCTGCGCCTTTTCAAAGTTAGGGTCATTCTTTGCCGTTTCTTTCCACTTGGCGTCAAAGTCCTTAGAGCCAACCTGCAACCCCTGAAATTGCTGTGCATAACCTGATTTATTCAAAAACTTGTCAACTGATCCTTGTTTCGACGAGAGCTGAAAACTACCATACGACTTACCGCCAAAATCACCTTCGCCGGAAGATATTGTGCCAGCGCCACCCTTTCCGGATTCGAACCTTTTGGCAACAGAACCAACGGCATCACCCAAAGACCCGAAAAAGCTACCACCTTTCGCCCGTGATTCTTTATATGATTGATACCCGCCTGAGACAGCATCAACAGTTTTATCCTTCAACGCCCCCAGCTTGTCAGGCAGACTGCTGAACATTGAACCGATAGAAGCTAAAAACCCTTGTTGCTGTTGTGCGCCTTGCTGTTGTAGTGCTTCATCAGCACGGGCTAAATCATCTTGTGACCTGTTCTGCTTGTCAAATGTTGTACCGAGCTTCTTACCGATCCATTCACCAGCAATGCCACCAAGAATTGCACCAACTGCCGTGCCTGCGCCCGGTATGACGGAACCAATAGCGCCGCCAGCCATTGCACCAACGGTCGCGCCTGTTCCAGAGCCTACCGCCTCTGATGCTGATCCACCTTGCGCCAGAGTAATGCCGCCTGAAATTAACCCGCCTATTAATGGGATTTTCCCACCAACAGCCTTCAACAGACCGCCGCCAGCCGCTTTAGCCGCCCCACCAGCCACAGCCCCACCCGCTTCAGCCGCAACAGTGCCAGCACCAGCAGCAGCCGGGAACAGCTTGCCAAGCAGAGGAATCTTGCTTAAAAAGCCAGTGACCTTTTTTGGCAACATCGGCAACAGGTGAGAAGCCGTGTCCAACAAACCGCCACCTGAATCATTATTGTTGACTACAGTTGACCCTGCCGCCATTCCAGCTTTTGCACCCTGCTTCGCCTTATCCGCTTTTGCCTGGAGCTGATCGTGTTTCGCTTCTGCCTTATCAGACGCGGCCTCTACCTTGTCATGCTTGGCCTGAGCTTTATCGTGTGTTGCCTGAGCTTTGTCCTTGCCGAATCCGAATAGTCCTTTCGTCTTCTTGACCACCTGCCCGGTAACGGTACTTTTGTCGCCTGCCCGCTCTCTCGCCTCTTTTGCAGAATCCTTCATTTCCACGCCGACATCGTAGAGAGGGCCAAGCGCCATTCTGCCAGCGGTATCCTTCAGGCCATCTTTGTGCTTATTGAATAGATTTTTGAGAGCGCCAGTCATTCCGATGTCTTTGGGGTCGCTTGCGCCTGGTGCCGTTTCTGATGTGGAGTCTTTGCCATGAAATTTACCGGCTGAATCACGGACGCTGGTTGCGGGTGTAGTGGTGGACGGTACGGCGTTACTTGCATTTTTAGAGGGGATTGTCGCGGAAGTGGCAACAGCAGTTGCAGTCGATGGACTTGTGCTGTCAGTCGATTTTCCGGCCTGCTTGGTAGCGATTGCCTTTGTAATGGCAGTACCGATAACCTTACCTGTATTGCCAGCGGTATTGCGTTCAAGACCCTTCAGCAGCGGTAACACTTCAGCACGATCAACCGCCTTATCGTCAATCGACTTCAATAAATCGCCTATGGTTTTGTTTTCATCGTTCATTCATTGCCTCCGTTGTTGCGCTGCCTGTGCTTGTTTTATAGATTTACTCATTGTGGGGGGGTGAGCGAATCGTTCACCCTTGATCCTCAAACGTCCATTATCCCTGAGATCGGAACTGTTGGAACGTAACAGGAAACTCCGTGAAACCTTCGCCGTCTACTGACATCTGAATATCACCCATCTTTTGAGGGTAAACCATCCCCTTCCAAAGCTCTTGTTCACTGGCTCCGTCATCATCCTTGTATGTGTAGATTGTGAGTTTTTGCAGATAGGTGTAGGGAAGATTAAAAGTCCCGTCGGAATTGCTGACACTTTCAGCCCACGCGACGAACCACTGATAAAGAAGACGATCAGCTGTGTCTCGAACAGTCATAGTGACAACAACCGGTTGTGAAGATTTGGGGAATGTGAAGACTGTACCGCCAGCTTCAACCGTATCACCGGAAAGCTCGACCGGCCCGAAACTGACATCTTTAACGAGGTAATCAAATATGCTGTGGTGTGGGTCGCCTCCACTCGATAGAAAACCTGGCATGTCGGAGAAGGAAACGCGAAACTGCCACGGTTCAGCGAAATGCTGACGGACAAGCCCGTGTGAAATGAGTTTACGTTTTCTGAAGTCGTCTGCGAGTCCTGAATATGATTTTAAATTTGCCATGAACCGCCCCTTTGTTCTGTTTTGTGAGTTACAGCCATGTCCCGGCAAGCGTATCTCTGTTTTGCATGGTCAGCGTCTGGATATCGAGCGTCACTTGCGCCCGGATCAGGTTGCCCGCCTTGTCCCTCTCTTTGTCAATCGGAGTGGACACCGATTCAATGACGCATCCGGTAAAGATCATTTTACGACCGACATTAATCGTTACGCGATCAGGGATGCGTCCGCCCAGTTTTAGCCCGTTGACCTGGGGACTTGCAAAGACTTCAAGCCATTGGATAGGCTTCATTACCTGTTCTGCGGCGTTATCTATCGCAAAGAAATCAAGAACCAGATTAAACTTTACCGGTGTGTTGCCGTCCCATATCTGCGTTGTCGAAAAAGTACTGATGCTGGTCTTCTGTATGCTCGCCTGGATCACTGCTGAAACCTTTTCGAATGCGCTCTGGCTGCCTACGTTCGATTGCTCAAGAGGAGCTTCCCACTTAGCGGTGAGGCTTCGGCTACTGCCTTGCCCTATCACGCCAACCACCATTGCTTCCCCTTGCGATATCCAGCAACAGAGGTGCTCGGAGATACCGAACCTTTCAAAGGGGTTCAACCCGCACACTCCTGATAATTTTATTCCCGGCTCTTTATCGGCCATGGCTTACCCCTCTCTGGATATGTGTTGCAGCTTCATATGGCATTGTCAGTCTCCTTTTTTGGTGTTGTCGCTGCCAGCCTGATTTCACGAATCCCTTTCAGGAGGTACGCTGTGAACTCAGCCGGAATCTTCTCTTTTCGTGGCCGGTATTTCGGTTTCATGCGTTCCCCCCGATTGCCAAGCCTGATTGTGAGTATTCGCCTCGATGTTCCCATGCGTGAATCATCTGATTGAACGTCTCCCGCGCCACGCTCAGATTCCCTTTGCGGAATGCTGCCATGTGTGACCGCCATAATTCGCCCTGGTGGCTCTTGACCCAATCCCAGCAGCCACCGCCTGGGGAACGGTCGCCAAACTCCTTGACCAAGGCGCGAACCTCTTCAGCGGTATCTGTTTGTTCTGCGAAACCGGCGTCAATTAGCTTCTGGGCCTTGTCGCCTGGAAGGTTCAGCCGTGTCAGGGCTTGAAGAGCTTTCACAACTCCCTCCAGACGGACTTCACAGTTTTTGATTATGGTTATGTCCATTGGTTCCCCCCGTTAATCCAGATCGATACAATTGGCGCTGGCTGTATCTGCCGTAGGCATTGTTTCAAACCGCTGGTATTCGCCCATCCATACCAAAGGGATTGAAAGGTTACGTTCACCATTTCGCTGTTTTTCAATAATCACCTCGGCAAGCGCCTGATGCTCTATGAGGCTATGGCTACTGTCATTGATACGGTCTTTGCATTTTGCGCAGTATGCTGACGGACGGAAGGGGAAAAGTATCACGTCAGCATCCTGCTCTATTTCGCCGGAATCTCGAAGGTCACTCATGTTGGGGCGCTTGTCGGGTCTTGAGTCTACAGCCCGATTCAATTGAGAAAGGAGAACGACAGCGCAATCCAGATCACGAGCCAGCTGCTTCAGGCCGCGTGAGATTTCACCGATAGCTTGCGTCCTGTTATCTTTCGAGGAAACGCTGATAAGCTGCAAATAATCGACAATCAAGACATCCAAGCCTTTCAGCTTTTGCCTACGGGCTTTTGACTTGATCATAGGCAAACTGATCGCCGGGGAATCATCAATGAACAGTTTGTAGTTTCGGATTGCTGCTGAAGCGCGCTCATTTTTTGCCCACTCCACTTCTGACAGATTCCCGCTCCGGATGTTGCCATACCGGATATTGCCTCGACTTGCTATCATCCGATCAATGACGCTTCCATTGTCCATTTCGAGACTGAAGACCATGACGCTGTAGCCAGCTTCAGAACTGTTTTCAGCAATGTTGCTGGCAAAGGCGCTTTTACCCATAGAAGGGCGTCCGGCAATAATAATCAAATCCCCCCGGTGCATTCCATTGGTAGCGGCGTCCAGCATCGACACTCCATAAGGAATCCCCTGAATTTTGCCCCTGTTGTCGTAACGAGCCTTAAGGCGACGGGTAGCATCAACAATAAGCGTGGCAGCATCTACAGGCTCGGTTTTTGTCGGAACTGCCAGCTTTGTAAGAAGGCCCTCAACAAGATCCGTTGCGCCTCCAGTCTCTCTATACCCTATGGCTGTAATCTCGGTTCCTGTCGCAATCAGGCGTCGATAAAAGGCTTTCTCCTTCACAATTTGACAGTAGAATGAGATGTTGGCTGCTGTCGGGACATAATCGACCAGCATGAGCAGATAAGGCGCGCCTCCGATTTCCTCAAGTTCTCCAAGTTTGCGAAGCAAATCACTTGCAGTGATAAAGTCACATGGTTCACGAAGTTCCGAAAGCTGGATCATGGCCTTGAATATTTTACGATGACTTTCCCGGTAAAAATCGTCTGTAACGATAATCTCTTGGGCTGTGACAATCGCATTGTTGTCAATGAATACCGCGCCCAGCACTGACATTTCCGCGTCAATGCTCTGCGGTGGAATTTGATGTGTATCATGCTGCATTGGATAACCTCCGTTCCAGGACTTGCCGGATACCTGCTGACTGTTCGGCGGTTAGTATTGGGGTTTCAGGTAATATCGATGCTGACGGCTGCTGGTTCGTTACAGAAAGTGTTTTTGCGCTGAGCTGATCCCATTTCTCGCGTAACTTGGAGCCGGAAAGAATGTTCACTTTCCAGAAGGTATCTGTTTGGCTCCACCGGATCACATTTTCAATTGTTGCGGGCGGCTGGTTATCAATACGGATGATCTTGTCAATATCTGTGGCCCATGCCTGAACGCTGCCGTCACGCTTGCCATTATTCACACTCCGATTTTGCGGATTGTTTCCCATGATCATGTCAGCCAATAAATTAGATAGCCGAATGGCGTCATCTGAAACCGGCTTTTTCGGTTTCGGAGAAGAGGTTTTTATAGGATTAGGATTAGGATATATAGTAGTCACCTGCGATCTCTCCGTTATCTCTCCGTTTCCTTTTTGGTATCTCTCCGTTGAACTTTCTAAATATTTAGAATTGATAGCTTTTATCTGTCCGTTTTTTGGTTGGCATCTCTCCGGTATCTGTATCACTATCTCTCCGCGCTGATTTTGCTTATTTCCGGTGTTTTCGGGGTACTTGACAAGCCATCCAAGGTTATCGAGAAACCGCTTTACCTTACCTTGTGACCATTGCCACATAGAGGCGTATCCAGCTATCGTGACGGTATTTCCGTTGTCATAGTCCAGTTGCAGGGAAAACCCCGCTTCAAGCTCTGTGTACGGCCTGCCTGTAGGTAAATACTTGGCAAGGCCCTTTGACAATGGTATCCAGTTCCCCGATTTCACTAGAGTTCGCCACCAGTAACTTTCATTTCCTCCATGATCTTGCGCTTACGGCCACACTTGCTCCCTTTTGCAACACCCTGTACGCTGCCAACTACTACAGTCGGTCGTGACTCAATCCATGCCAGCAGGTCACTCTCCAACCATGCACACAAACCGCCGCCGTTTTTACTCCCGCCAGTAGTGATATTTCTACGAGCTGGGAACTTGCCCTCTTTTTCCAATTGATATTGCACTGTGTTTGTCAGGCCGGTCATGTGAAGCATTTCTTTTCTACGTACGAATCTCATTTACGAATCCCTCCTTTTTTGGCTTGTCCGGTCGCTGCCGTGGCTGTAATCAAGTATGAAGACCCCCGCCATTTTCGAGAAGAGTATAAAAGAGGATGAAACAGCATCTTTAGATACGTTCGTTATCATTCTACTTGTATTATTTTGAGTTACTAAGGCGGGTTTCTCTGATAATTCAGCACGTTCAAGTACTTTTGCTGTCAGCAGGGGGTAGCGGGTAGGATTCAGTGCCTTGACCGAATCCCCCCGCCTGGCTTTCTCCTTACAACTTGCTGCAAGCATCGTGATCGAGTTCCTTGATAATTGCCGAAAGCACATAGTTCGCGGTTATTAGCGGTTCGATATGAGAGCAGAAATCCATTTCAGCGCATTTCATAGCCTGGAGCTGCTCAGGAAGCTCTGCAATACTTGCCTGAATGCCATTTAAAGCGGCGGTTACCCTATCTATCATTGTCATATTGCACCGCCTTGAACTGGCTTATATTTTATCTCTGTGCCGGTTTGCAAAGCCCAAAGCGCCCAATCTCCGGCCTCTTCACCCATTCTTTCCGTAAGAGTCGCCAAGCAATTACAAACACATCCGACGCCGGTAATACGGTCATCAAAGCGTTTTTCCAGTCGGTTTTTTATCTCAGGCGGGAGATCATCCAGAATATCCCTGAATAGATAGACCTGCTCTTCGATGTGATTGAGCGCCCCAGATAACATGGCAAGGTGTTCTTGATGACGCTGGAATACGTGTGCGTTGACGGTGATCATATCGACACCTCCGTCTGGTACCGCAGCGGCGCTTCCCCAGCGACAAGCAACATCTCAAGGAGAGCGATATCTATTTCGCCGTTACCTGTTCTGTATTGCTCATCGAGTACCTGAATCCGGGCTTCGATAGATGTTATTGACCTTGAGAGCTTAGCCAGTTGCAGCGCTTTTTTGAATATTGCCGGTTGCGTCTCGTCGTTAAGAATTACGTCAAAATAAGTCTGTGGAACGGCTGTGACCTCTCTATCTTTGCTTATGCAGAGAATGTTTGACATCAGCTGTGCTTCAGTCCAGCAAAGCAAGCCGTGAAACTGGTCACGGTCAAGAATTGAAATGTCAGCTTTTGCGCCGGATAACTCCAGTTCAGGCGCAAGCTGGGCCGGTGGTACATTGATTATGGTCAGGTTCATCGAAATAGCTCCTTTTTTTAGGGAGCTTGACAAGAAGGGAAGTTGCAGTATAATTCCTATCAAGCTCTCTTCATTTGGTCATGGTAGAGGTTGTAGCCCTTGAATGGTTCGAGCCATGCAGGGGCTTTTGTTTATGCACCCATTGACAGAGCAACCGCCCGCCTTGTCGCCGATCTGCGTAACTTCCATTTGAAAAACTCCCGGCGTATCGTAGCAATGATCTTCATGATAATTTCACCTCGTACAGATCGTAAGACGCGAACAACATGTCCATTGCGTCCCACTGGTCGGCAAGGTTGCCAGCTATGGTGTTAATTGTGTGCAAGGCCGTCTCAATAACCTTATCGTCTGTGTAAGGGCACTCCCGCTCGATGGTGCGCTTGGTCAGAATTAATTCCATTGATGACCTGGTAAGTACTTCTAAAGAGTCTCTGAGTGTGTCGAGGAAATCTTTACCGGCTGGAATGGTGATAAAGTCTTTGCCTTCTACTGGCCGGTGACTTGCTCCGAGTCCGTTGGCGAATCTTGCTTCAGCAACGGTAGTGATGGCCTGCAATTCATCAAGGGTAATGCTTCCAAGCTCCTTCCCGGTTGCCGCAATCGCCTCAGACACAAGCTGAGTCATAGTGGGGTGGCAGTGTGCCAAGTAAGTCAGTGTTTCTGCCAATTGTGCCGCGATTCGTTTTGATTCCATGTGAACTATCCCTTTTTCCTTTTGAAGTACCGCCGTTAAGCGGCCTGATTTAATCGTTTATGCTGCTGAAGGTTCTGGGCGGCATTTTCTTCAGGAGTGGCAAGTCGTGCGGCGTTGGGGAAAATCATCGAATGAATATCAAAGAGGATGTCCCGGACACTATCGGTGTCCCCTTCTTCAGAAGCAAAAATAGCCTCGTTAAGCATTGTGCCGATGTCGGCAAGGTTAACGTCCTGCTTGACTTCAAATCGGTTTGGGTCACTGCCTTTGCTGCCGTCGTTTTTCATGCTCAATATCTCCTTTGCTGTACCGCCTGAGCGGGTGTTATGCTGAGTGAATTCTGTTGAATACTTCCCTGTACTCTCTGGACAATGACAGCAACTCCCCCACTGTCATACTGAGAAGCGGTTGATCTCCGTTATCAAGTAACCGCGCCAGCCCCGCCGTAAAGTGGCCGTTACTCCCGGCAATACTGCCGATCTCTTGACAGACTTCAATCAACTGCGTTTCTGTTCTCATGCTGCAAACCTTGTTTCATTTGTTTCCAAAAACTTGACCAGTTCAGACAGTCTGTACAAAATTTTGCCCCGTTTCACGCCGACTCTCGAAAAATTAGGGCCAGTTTTATTCATTCTCCATTTGTTAATCGTATTTTCTGTGACGCACAGGAATACCGCCGCTTGCTTTACCGTCAGTGCCTTTTCTTCGTTCTCTGACATGCTGTTCCCCTTTCTAGTTCTTTCTAATTTATTGACTAACTATTTATAGTTAGTTAGCATGGCGATTATTGAGGTGTCAACTATAAATAGTTAGGGGGTGTTTTTTTGTGGCTGCACAAGGAAGAGGTGGCGGGAGAACTCCTGACAGAGTTGTCGCTTTAATAAAAGAAGCTGTTGGAAAGTCCAGCCAATCGGCTGTCTCCAGAGAAACTGGATTAACCCAGTCTGCTGTCGGTAGGTATATGCAAGGCGTAGGAGAACCGTCGCAAGCCACCCTTAAAAAAATGTCTGATTATTTTGGCGAATCAGTTGAATGGTTGCGTGGCGGTAAACGTGCACTGAATGAGGGGTGGTCGGCATCACAAGACTGTGAACGTTACCTGAAAACTTTGACGGATTTGATGGAAATTTACGAAATAGTACCGGCCAACCTTAAGGAGACTGTCCAGGATACCATTAGAACGAATCTTGACGAAGCGGATGACCTGATAAAATTTAACGGTGATAGTTTGAGCCGCGAATTAAAATTTGCCCTTATTGGTCTCATGTGTGAAGTGGAATGCGCAGCCGATCTCAAAAACTGGAAGAATGAAAGTAAAAACTCCTGACGGTTGCCTTATAATCTGAATAAAACTGAGTGAAACTAACAGCCGCTAGAATGGATACCCAAATGAACCACGCGGATACATTGCGGCAAATGGCAGATTTGATTGACGAGAACGAAGCCCAGAGAATCAGGATCAGTGTTCTTGAGTTGGAGCTTCAGCAGGCAAAGAGCCGTCCGGTTAAGGAAGAAAAGGAATGGTACACGCCGAAAGAAGCCGCTGAGTACATCGGTCGCAGCACATCGTTTCTGGATAAAGACCACATGGAGTCAAACAAAAGCCCGGAGATTCCATTTACCAAACAAGGCAGTAGAACAATCCGGTATCGCAAGAGCGATCTCGATACATGGCTCAGCTCAAAGCAGAAGGCTTGAACCCCTTGCAATGGTTAGCGCCAAGTTGTCCGGCCAAGGGTAGCGTTTGAAACGCGACCCAGCCTGTTAAGGGCCACACTCGACAAGAGGAAACATAAGTATGCAGCGTAATCGGACTCAGAAAATATTTGACACATGGCGGAAGGAAAACCGGCACCGGTTCACCTATCCCATGTACTTGAACGGCAATCGGCGGCATGGACGCTACAGATTGAGCTTTGCAGGCATAACTCCGGAAATCCGTCTTCACTTGGTTCCGTCAAACTTTGGAGTCTGGGCATACGTCAAAACCGGTAGAAGCGGCGGTGATGGCCTTGTAGAGTTCGATGTACTGGAAGAACGGCACCCGGTCACACGGAAATACTACTGTGGTTTTTGCACGGAACCAATCTATTACGACACCCGCAGTGAATTGTGGATCAAGCACAGCTTTGAACCGCTGTTGGAATGGATGAATGAGAACTTCCAACCGGGAAAGTGGCTCTGCCTGTACGGTACTGATGAATGGATTCACAGTGTTAAAATCTTAAATGAGAGTGAGATGTTGCAGCATAGAGATAATTTGGAAAAGTACGACTTCTATTGTGCCATGCCTGTTGTAAAGACGAAAGGTGGGCGGGTGATCGTAAAAAAGCTGTAAGTAAAACAAAAGCCCCATGCAAAAAGCATGAGGCCTAATTCAAGTCCCCCGACTGCTTGTAATCGCGGTGCCGAGGGGCTGCTACCTTGCGGTAGTCTCACAAGCCCGATTGATCGGGAACAATTACATTCTAGTTTACGGTAATATCTTTGTCAACTGCTGAAATCCCAGAGCATGAAGTGCACTGCGCTGGATAGCTTTGAAATCCTCATCTGAAACAGTTTGTGACGAATAAAGGCGCTTTCCTTTTACATCTTTTCCCATTTTCACCCTGTCCAGTCGATCAAGTGAGACAGTGGCAAGCATGTCGCACTTGGCCCATGTCGGTTTTGCAGATAATGGCCCTGGCAATGACGCCGGATCAAGACGGTGATGACACCCTTCAACCGGAACGGGCGGTGTTGTGGAGAGCGGCACTACAATACAAAGCTGTGTTTTGCGACGGGGGCGGGGTGAGATGACAACGACCGGGCGGCGCTTGACCATTTCAGGCGGCTTAAATCCTGTAGTGAAATCACATATGAGTACTGTTCCGGGGTTTGGGTGAAACGTAAGCGGCATGGCAACCTCTATTAAAATCACGATGGAATTGAAAGTATCGGAACATTTCAGGAACATCAAGGGTATTATTCGGCTACGGTCGCCTGTTCTACCCCTGCCATGCGTAACAGCTCTGCCGTGATAATCTCTGTGAATGGCCGTAATTCTTCCGGTGAGGGTATCGTATAGTTCTTGTCTGTGACTGATCCAGTGGGAATATGTGAAGTGAGGATATCAACAACGAAGCCAGGGCATAACAGCTTAGCAGTGGTAGTGAAGCGCTTACGCAGCATGTGAGGATATACCTTGACGCCTTGCGCCACGAGCTGCCGATCAAAGTTTGATGTATTGGTTACATGCCCTGTACGGCTCTGTGTAGGGAATACCCATGCTGAACCTTGTGTTTGTTCTTTGCGGCGCTTCAGTAGCTCGACCACAAAGCCAGATAGCGGAATATACAGAGACTCGCCATTCTTCGTCTTTGCCACGAAGAGTGTTTTCTTTTCAAGGTCAATATCTTTCCATTGCAATTCAGCGCCGTTTGATTTCCGCATACCAGTGAATAGCAACAGTTTGTAGTAATCAGCACCGACGTTGCCCTTCAATGCGCCCAGGGCAGCATAAAAGGCGGGCATGGTTTCGGGAGCAACATTAACGCGGCGGGGCGGTTCTGGGTTCCACTTGATGCCGATAACCGGATTGATAGCAGGGCGCTTTAGTTCTTTCATGGAATATGATATTAAATAACTGAGCAGGCCGATTGCTCTGTTGGCTGCATAGGGCGCGGTTTTTGATATTTCCTTGAAACGCGTTTCTGCCATATCGGCGGTAATATCTTCGACACGTTTGTTCCACCAATCTTTGAAATGATTGAAATTGTACCCGTAGCTTCGTCTTGAAACTGCGTTCATTGTCGAGGCGGCAAGGTAACTTTCAAAGACAGCAGACAGTATGCCGCGTTTATCTGAATTCTCGATTGTACGGCGTTTCTTGTCCAGGTTCGGATTGACGCCTTTGCGAAGAGTGTCGAGGGCCTTGTGCAGTTCATCTCTTGCTTTCAACACTGAGACTTCAGGGAAGGTTCCAAGGCAGACGCGAATCAAGCGCCCGTGGACGCGCTTTTTGACAAAGAAGGTCTTTCTCCCTCCAGGCGATACCCTGACACCGAAAAGTTTGTCTTTTTCGTCGAAGTATTCAACCTGCTTGCCGGGAGTTGGTTCAAGGTCTTTGATACGGCGCTCTGTAAACCCGAATCGATCTGTCAT